TAACCTGAAAGTAATACCTTCCCCGCTTAACCGTTCAAAACAGTTTATTGTATGATTAAACGTGTATATGTTTTGATGTGGGTCACCTACAGCAACCTTTAACTTAGCTGGTAACAATCTAAATATCTCTAAGGTTACTTCATTAAGGTCACCCGCTTCGTCTAACATTATTAGACCGTAGTCAGGGCATACAACTGAGTCTTCAGCTAATGAAATATGAAACATTTTCAAGTAAAAGTCATGTGTACATTCAATTTTACCATTAGACATCAAATTTAAGTATTTATTAACTAGTTTAGTGTTTATTCTACCACTTTCTTCTGCATATTCGTCGTAAGTCAGGTACTTAGACAAGCAGAATTCTTTTAAATCTTCTGTAAGTAGATACTTATCCGTGTAGGATAGCTTCTCCGTAATGTCTCTTGGACCAAAAAAACCTACACGTAAGCCTAAAGTAGTTACTGTAGCTCTGTATGCTAAAGAATGAGTTGTACGACAGTCAATACTGCGTGGGAATTTACTTTTAGAGCTGGTGGCGATGGCTTTGTTGTACGCTAGGTATAAACCATTAACACAAGGGATCTCATCTGCAAGTGCTCTTAGCAACGTGGTTTTACCACTACCTGCAACAGAATCAATAAGTAGCAGTTCCCCTGCTTTGGCTTGTTTAGCATAGGTTACTATCTCTTGTTGCTCATCTGTAAGATTGAATGTCATTTTGTATTTCCTTTGTGTTTTTACTTATTTTACACACAAATGTATAGTGTCGCTAGGTGTAAAAGTATATGTATGTAAGAAGGACTTGCTACGTAATTACACGTAACCAATCCGTCTATTAAACTCTGTTAAGAGTTTGTATTTAATCACCCAATACTTGAGCAACGTTAATAGTATGACGTTCTACTTCACCATACTGTTTGTGTACTACTAAAGCTTTACTATCTTGTCCAGCTCTGTATCCACCAGAGTATGCGTAAGAATCTTTGCTTGCAAGAGTTCTAAAAGACTCTACAGAACAACCAGAATATTCTTTACGACTATCATGATGGATATGGCCAGTTAACCAATAACGGAATTTTGAGTCACCCCATTCTTTTGGTTTATCTGTAGCCATAACTAAAGGTAATTTTTCTGCTTTGCAGGTATGTCCATGATGGACTCCAAAAAAGCAATCACCATGCTGAAAATACTGGAATACAGAACTTGTGCATCCAATTTCAAGACGAGGTTCATGTTGGTACATGTGCTTTAAAGCAGCTTGTAAAAACATTGCTCCAGTATCGTCATGGTTACCTATAGTAGTAATTACGTTAACTGTTTGGTGATGCTCTAGAGCTGAATCAATCATTTGAATCATGATCTTCAGTCCAGTATCTACCATCATCATATATGTGCCATCAGTGTCTAGAACATGTCTATGACGTTCTGTAACACCGGCTACGTTATCACGATGGAAGTAGTCACCTAGGTTAACGATAACAGCTTTTTCACAGTGAGGAGCAGTCTTAACTAGTCTGTCAAAGACCCCACAAAAAACTTCTTGTGAAGTCTTAAGATCCCAGTTATCACCAGACTCCTCTTTATAGGCTTTCATACCTATGTGAGGATCTCCTAAAGGATAAACTGCCATTAGATCTTCAGACGTGTAAGTTACATTGTAGTCTCTCTTGTTAAACGTAGGTAGTTCTTCAACATACGTAGAAATAACATCTTTTATATTATCTATAATAGACTGTTTTTCTATATCAGTTTTAACCCACTGAAGTTTAACATTACCGTCCTCATCGAAAAGAGTAGACGACCCTTTTAGAATTTCACCACTACTTACGTAGTTGCCTGAGTCTAAAGGAAGTATACCTTTCGTGCGTAACTTATTAATACGATTAGCTATGCGATATGGGCGGATCTTGTAACTAGGGAAACGTTCCGTGATAGCTTTGGTTATGGCTGGAACATCAAGACTAAACTCCTCACACATTTTTAGAAGAGTACTATCTGATACAATTATTGACATGTGAGGATTCCTTTTTAGCTTTTACCGAATAACGGACGTTTAGCTGTAGTCTTAGTTTTTGGGGATGCAGCTTTGTTATTTGAAGAAGCATTCTTAATACGATCTGTAATCCAGGCCTGTACAACTTCTTCAGTTAGTCCATCTTTATATGTGACATTAGAGGCATACTTCTCTTCGTCCAAAGCTAAACGTTTACCGATATTTTCACCAGAGTCCGCTTCAGCAGCAGTTGCACCATCTTCACGATAAAATGCCTTAATGCCTTTACGTTCTTGGATATTATCTTCCCAAAGGCTATATTCCATCTGAATACGCATCTTGGCAGATAACTCCGCTAGCTCTGGGATTACATCCATCTCCATCAATTTCTGCTCTTTACCGACAGGGTATTCAGCTGATTCTGTTTCGATCTCTTGACCATCATCCATACCAGCAATGATACATAGACGGTTGAGCAAACCTTGAGTGATTTCATTTACTTTGCCATCCTTACCAAGAAGGATAGGGCCGTAGATTGTTTGATCCATACCACCACTTTTAACATTAAAGTTTAGCTGATATGCACCATTTTTGGTCTTTGCTACTTGCACAAAGTTTAACACTACGTCGTAAATACCAGAACGATTGATGTAACCACCACCGCCTGAATCTTTCATAGCGTCTGCTTTTTTAGATACTGTAAGTTTCATTAGTTTTTTCCTTATATTGAATAAAAATTAGGGTGTAACAAGTACACCCTGGAGTTACAGTTGATATTCATCAACTGCAGTTGCACTTCCTGCCAGGGTAGTAATGTGATCTTGAAGATTAAAATCATCAACAGGCATACTAACGGCAATATCTTCTTGTAAAGAACGTGCAGGTAATTTTGTAGACTTAAAGTGTGCAATGCGTTTATTACTCTTAACTTCAAGGAATATTGCTTCGTCTACCTCTGCTAAAAAACCACCTCGTTTAGCAAATGACCCTTTCCCAACTAAATTGTATTTAGCTGTTTCAGTGTCGTATAGCGCGTGGGAGATAAGTACTACGTTCATACCACTGGCAATCAGTGAGTTTTCGATGAACGATGTGAATGCTACTATTTCTTTGTCTAATTCACTGTAAATAACGAAACCTTTAAACTTCTCGTTACAGTTTGCATGAATAGTATCAAAGATCTTAGACACTGAGTCAAATACCATAGTTTCTGGGTAGTCACCGAACTTAGTTTTATAAGCTTCAATCTTTTCTACAACAGTAGCAACTAGTTCACCTATACTGTCAAAAGTTGGAATCATTACGTGTGGTACTGGAAACGGGTATCGTTTGCCATCATGACTAATAACTAGAGAATTCTCTAGATCTTTAGTAATTGTTGTTTTCCCTGAATTAGCTTCAGCGGATATTAATAATTTAACACTCATAGTTACTCCTTGTTAAATAAAATTGGTTTAGGTTTAGGCCGCAGACGTGAGTCTTGGGCCAACAAATGTCTTAGTTCTGGTTTATCATTCCACATCTGTACTGATTCAGCAATAATACCAATACATGATCCTATTAGATCCAGGCCTTCTGCTGTAACTTCTTCCGTTAAGGTAGTAACTACAGAGGGGTAGTTCTTTAAAGGTTTACCTGTCTTCTCACTAACCCGCCCCATCTCACTTTGTGAAATAAATACAAGCTTTAGGTAATTTATGTCAATACCTTGTTGCTTTAGTACCCAAGCATACGTCATCTGCTGGAACCAATAGTTCCGTGAGAATCTCTTTGGGGGTGATTTAGCGCTAGTGGTTTTCCAATCCATGATAGTGTCACCTCGGATAGCGTCTATCGACCCTCCCACCCCAATACCTGGCAGTACTTCATGGTATACGAATTTCTCTACCTCTGAAGGCATATGTGTTTCCACATAAGGTAACGCTGCGTCTATCATAATAGGGTATTGGTTACGTATATGGTCGGTGTTTACCTCAGGATCTTTAATAGAATCAATATGTGTTTCTATAGCATCCCAATCAACACTCCCTTCAGACACAAACATCTCAATACCTGCGTGTACTATTGTACCTAGGTGTGTTGCAGTGTTTCCTGTAAACCCTTCTGCACCAAGTAGGTGTTCATGGTACCAGTCAGAAGTGCTATCAAAAAACTTACTTATCTGGGAGGCACCCATACGAAATGCGCCTTTAGTCAC